ATTCGTGATTTGGAAAATCTCCAAATGGATTATATCAATGCGGACAAGGATCATAAAGATGCTCTCCGTGCTATAGTGTTGCACCGTTTTAGTGTATACCCTGAGGATAAAATGCCTCCCAACCTTCGTAACTTTTATAACGATTTGAAAGCAGGAAAATAAAATGAACAAGTTTCTTTTGGTATTGCCCTTTGTGGCCGCTCTTACAGCATGTGGTCCACAGACTGAGTCTTCAACTCAGATTGAGCGCCGTAAGCAAGAAGAACTGAGCCTACAGGCCGTACAGTCAGTTGGTATGCCAGCAATCACTAACTTTGCTGAAAAGCGTATGTTCAAGGATATTCTTGAACTTCGTGACCGTAGTGTTCCTACCACAACCTATTTGGTTGGTATGAATAACCAATTGACTAAGTTGTGTGATTCAGTCGGCTATGGCTTGCCATATGCTACACAGTACACTAACCCAATGCGGGTTGGCGGTGATGGTACTCACGGTTATGTAACACTACCACAAGCAGATCCAAACGGATTGTACTCACCAGCCTCGGCTGAAGGTACGTGGGTGTTGTGCGTAGATCACAAAGACAACAAGCCAAAACCAATTTACGTTGAACCTCGTATTATTGTAAGCCCAATTGCTTTACAGTAATATGAAACTGTTTGCTCGCTCCGGAGGACACTGGCTCTTCTGGAGCGGTTTTATATACCTCAGCTTAACCGTACTGGTTGCTCTTAGTCCTTATAGAGACTATACTATGCTTGTAGAGTTGGTATGGCTTGTTATGGTAGCTTTACCATTAGTATGTAATCCGCTGGCTCGCTGGCTTAACATGAAAGAGAATACGATGTTTGATATGTTTAAAAAGAAAAACAAACTTCCCGATAACGTAGTTCCATTTCCTAAAGAGCCCGAACACGGCGGTGGAGACGGTGGTGGTTATATTCCCGAACCTAAGAAGCCTAGTGTGACTTATTACACACTAGGAATGACTAGCGAAAATCGGTTAGAGTTTAAAATGGGTTATAGTGCTATTACTATGAACCACGGCGGTATTACTAATTTGATTGAGCAGTTAAAGACTTTTCAAAAACAACTTGCCCAATATGAAGGTATAGAGGAAGAAGAAAATGCTTGAATGGTATACCAGAAATCAGCAGAGTATTAGTATGTTTATTGCCGGGTGGTGTGCTCTGGCCACAATTGATTGTTTTGTTCAGGGCGATTATGCCTTTACAGCAATCAACGCATTTTTAGTATGGCTTAATATAAGGTTGTCAAAATGAATCCATTTAGAGATCAAGAAAAATTTATGAAGGCTTGCGACCAAAGCGTAGGCGAGTTTAATGTAGAACAGTTTAATCTGTACACTAAGTTAATTGAAGAAGAGTTCAAAGAACTCAAATTGGCTATCGATAATAACGATAAAGTAGAAACATTAGATGCATTGATTGATATTTTAGTTGTTACTATTGGAGCACTACATAGCTTTGGTGCCGATGTAGAAGGTGCTTGGAAAGAAGTTATGAATACAAACTTTGCCAAAATTGATAAAGAAACTGGCAAAGTTCGTAAACGTGAAGATGGCAAAGTATTAAAGCCAATTGGGTGGACTCCTCCCGAATTAGAACAATTTATTACAAAGGAAAACAATGCCTAATTTAGTACCAATGGTAATCGAGCAAGAAGCTCGTGGAGAACGCAGTTACGACATTTACAGTCGTCTGCTAAAAGATCGTATCGTTATGTTAGATACAGATGTTAATGAACATTCAGCAAGTTTAATTGTAGCACAGTTGTTATTTTTAGAAAGTCAAGGTAATGAAGATATTAGTTTTTTCATTAATAGCCCTGGCGGTGTTGTTACCGCTGGTATGGCAATTTACGATACCATGCAGTTCATCAAACCGGACGTACAAACCATCGTTATGGGGCAGGCTTGCTCAATGGGTAGTTTACTCGCCACTGCTGGCGCTCCTGGCAAACGCAAGATTCTACCAAACGCTCGCCACATGATTCACCAACCTAGTGGTGGTGCCGGTGGTCAAGCTACGGACATGGAAATTCAAGTCAAAGAGATTTTGAAAATGAAACAAAGTCTTACACAAATTTATGTTAATCATAATAGTAAGGGTAAGACGTTTGATGAGTTTTATAATGCTATGGAACGTGATAATTTCATGAGTGCCCAAGAAGCACTGGATTTTGGCTTGGTTGACGAAATTGTTACAAAACGCCCATAAAGTGCGTATATAATGGTAAGCCGTAGTACACTATAAATAGATATGTTAGGAGTGTACTATGGCGCAGTTACCATTCGATTGGTCCGAACTTACTAGAAGTAACCTGTACTCTATGTTCTACTCGCTTAAAAGCGAGATAGTGGGCAAAGAGCTATCTCCTAATCAAATACAAAAGCGTATCAGCAGACACGTTAAAGCACACATACCTTTAAAACTCAAGAAGTGTATGTACACACCCACTACTAAAGGCTTTGTTTTTATGGGCGGTGTTTACTATAGTAATTTGGACCGTAAGGGTGTGCCTGCTATCGAAGTAAACTTTAACTTCAATCCAACCGATAGTAAATTAAAACTAACGGACTATCGTTTTAAACGTATGGCTGTTAGATTCGCTGATGTAGTCCTACACGAAATAGTACATATGAGACAGTTTCGTTCACGTAATTTTAAGAATATTCCAGGCTATCAAAGTACAGCATTATTAACCAAAGATCGTAAGAAACAAGAGTACTACGGTGATACTGATGAAATGGGTGCTCACGCTTTTAATACTGCTTGTGAATTGTTAGACCGCTTTGGTTACGATCCACATACTATTGGCAAATATTTAGATTCGGATCTTTGCCGTAGACACAAAAATTCCACTTGGTGCGATTATTTGAAAACATTCAATTGGAATCATAACCATCCAATTGTACGCAGAATGAGAAATTTGATTATGCGTAATTTGGAAAATGCCTATGAAGGCAAACCATTTAAGACATCTAACTACTTGACTTACTGATAATTAAACTGTATAATATACACTTATACAGCTAATCAGTGGAGTCTACATGAGCGATCCTTGCTATTCAGTTATTTCTTCTTTGGAAGATCATCCTAGTCGTTTGAATAAAGAAGCTATTATTTTGGCACAAGCCGAAATGGGTAATAAAGAATTCTTTGAAGGTTGCCGACTTGCATTAGATCCAATGATTACTTTTGGACTTAAACAAATACCGGAGAAAAATGATGAAGATGGCCCTGGGCTACCTTGGGACAGTTTTACTCTCGCTCTTACTGGCTTTACTACTCGCAATGTCACCGGTAATACAGCAAGGACTATGATTGAAACAATGATGAAATCAGCTACCAAAAAAGAATGGAATAGCTGGTATCGTCGTATCCTAATTAAAGACTTACGCTGTGGTGTAAGCGAAAAAACAATTAACAAAGTAGTAGAGAAGAAATATGCGAACTATGCTATTCCTATTTTTGGGTGCCAGCTTGCTCATGACTCCGCTAATCATGAGACTAAGGTATCTGGGAAGAAACTTATCGAAGTCAAACTTGACGGAGTACGAGTTATTACAGTTGTCCGTGCCGACGGCCGTGTTGATATGTTTAGTCGTAACGGCAAAGAGCTTAACAACTTTCCACATATTGTAGAACAGATTAGTAATGTAATTAAGACAGAAGGTACAAACAAGAATATGGATGTTGTACTAGACGGAGAAATTATGTCTAGTAGTTTCCAAGACTTGATGAAGCAAGTGCATCGTAAGAGCGATGTGCAAAGTGATGACGCGGTACTTAACTTATTTGATGTAATGCCATTGGCAGACTTTGAAAATGGAATTTACAACGTTCCGCAAACAACTCGTAGCCAAATGGTTAAGTTGTGGGTGGAAAAATACCAAGCACTTATTCCAAATGTAACCTATGTTGCTAACGAAGAAGTTGACTTGGATACTAAAGCAGGTCAAAAGCGTTTTAAAGCAATTAACCAAAAAGCAATTGATGGCGGTTACGAAGGTATTATGATTAAGGAACCGTTGGCTCCGTATGAATGTAAGCGTAGTGTTGCATGGCTTAAACTAAAGCCATTCATCGAAGTATCTTTAGAGGTGGTAGATGTCGAAGAAGGAACAGGAAAAAATATTGGACGACTTGGAGCGATTGTATGCTCAGGGACAGATGACGGAAAAGAAATACAAGTTAACGTGGGGTCAGGTTTTTCTGATAGTGACCGTGTTAGCTTTTGGAATTCACGTGATGCTTTACCTGGCCAAATTGTAGAAGTACGTGCAGATGCAATAACGCAAAACCAAGACGGAACATATTCGTTGCGTTTTCCACGGTTTAAAGGATTTCGTGGTTTTAAAGTTGGTGAAAAAATTTAATAGGAAAAATTATGACAAGTGTATTTCAAGATCAAGAAAAATTTATGACAGCATGTGACCAAACAGTTGGCACATTTAATGTAGAACAACTTAACCTATACCTTGGCCTTATCAAGGAAGAAGGCGATGAGTTGTCAGAAGCAATTAGTCGCTTTGACAAAGTCGGTACATTGGATGCACTAAT